TAACGCAGTTTCAAAAGAATATTTAGCTGAAAGTAAAAGTGAATTTTTATTAAACGAAACTGCTGCTCAGTGGGGTGTTGATGCTAAGAGTGAGATGTTTAAGATACCATCTCAATATGTTGGTGAGTATGCAGAACAAGACGCTGTGCTATCTTTAAAGCTTTGGGATAGACTAAAGCCTGAAGTTACTCAACAGGACTTACAAACTGTCTTTGATTTAGAAACAGATCTAATTCCTATTCTTATGAAGATGAGAAAAAAAGGTGTTAGGGTTGATTTAGAGAGATTAAAGAAAGCTGAGAAATCTTTTATTAAAAAAGAAAACGAATTATTAAAATATGTATTTGGTGAAACTAATTTAAAATGTGATATATGGGCGGCCAGGTCTATAGCTACTATATTTGATCAATGTAAAATAGATTATCCTAAAACAGATAAAGGTAATCCATCCTTTACAAAAAGTTTTTTAGAGTTTCATCCTCATCCTATTCCAAAGGCAATTGTTCAAGCTAGAAACTTTAACAAAGCACGGACCACGTTTCTTCATACGATAGAAAAGTATCAGCATAAGGGTAGAATACATGCCAATGTTAATCAGCTAAGAACAGAAAATGGTGGGACATTGACAGGTAGATTTAGTTATTCTAATCCTAACCTTCAACAAATTCCTGCCAAGGATGACGCTGAGTCAGATATAAAAATAGGTTCTTTAATCAGGGGTTTGTTTTTACCTGAGGAGGGAGAGCAGTGGGGTTCTTTTGACTATTCACAGCAAGAGCCAAGACTCGTCAGTCACTATGCTAATATCGTCAAGTTAGAGGGTGCTGAAAAAATTGTTAAAGCTTACAATGAAGACAAAGAAACAGACTTTCATACAATCATGGCTGAGATAGGTAATATACCTCGTAAGAGTGCTAAAACGATAAATTTAGGGCTATTTTATGGTATGGGTGTGGGTAAGCTTTCTGATCAACTAGGTATTGATCCTGAGGAGGGTAAAGGATTAATCAAACAATATAATGAGAGAGTTCCCTTTGTTAGACAATTGGCTGATGCAGTGTCTGATCACGCTCAAAAAAAAGGGGCTGTAAAAACTTTCTTAGGTAGAAGATGTCGTTTTGAATTATGGGAGCCAAAGGCTTTTGGTTCTTATCGTGCCTATCCCTTGGATAAGGCTAAAGAAGAGTATGGTGAATATACTCCTCTAAAAAGATCAGGGACCTATAAAGCGTTAAATAGGTTAATACAGGGGTCTGCCGCTGATCAAACAAAGAAGGCAATGGTAGACTTATATAAAGAGGGCATTATACCAATGATTCAAATTCATGATGAATTGGCTATAAGCTTTAACGGAGATAAAGAAATGCAAGAAAAAATAGTAAGTGTAATGGAAAACTCAATTGAAATGAGTGTTCCATCTAAAGTAGATGTAGCAACAGGAAATAATTGGGGAGAAGCAAAATGAGAATTATGTATCAAAGTGGTGAATTATTGTTGAGCCTTACAAGGGATGAAGTAGATCACGTTAATAAAAACAAAGGAACTCCTGTTAAAATGGATATTAAAATGTTGAAAGTATTGCATGAAGATATATCGAAAGCTGTTTTAAATCATTGGTCCAACGTAGAAGTTTGGGATGCAATAGAAGAGCATCTGAAGTCTCATAAAAACACATCTAAATCAAAAAAATAATCGTTATATTCTTTTTCGAAAGGATATGACAATGATAGAATTATTAAAAAAACTTACAAACTTTATTACTTTGGAGCACAACTCCGATAAGGCTATGAAAGAATTTTTGAAAACTGAATATAAAAAAGATTGGGAAGCAGCCTATCTTTGGTATTTAGAAGAAGGTACCTTACCTAATTTTCCAAGAAAAAATCTTTAAGTATTAGCAATAATTTCAGCAAGAGACTCACATCTTTTTGTGGTCTGTTTATGCCAACGTGAGTCCTTCATTTCAGAAGCCGCTGTTTTCCAATCTTTGACTCTCATCGCTTTCCACATTTTTTTAAACTTTGATACCCCGGTAGTTCCGAGTTGAAATACCATTTCTAAAATAACTTCGTCCACATTTTGGCAAAGTTGCGAACACCTTGAGTTCCAAGTTGATAGACCATTTCAAGAATTACCTCTTCTACGTGGGGAGGCAAATCGTGACCAATACATTCTTCTATAAGAGACTCAGCTCCTGCTGCGGCCCTATTTAAATCCATTTCAAATAATTCTTCTACCTCATCCATGCTTATTTCTACACCTTCAGCGTATCTTTCTCTTTCATGTGGTTTTATAAGATGGCCGATGCCGATGGTGGCCTTTCCCAAACTGTCCAAGTACATTGTGGTGCGGATTCCTTCGTGGATACGGACCCTATCTTTCAGTGAGTCTGTTAATTCTATCATTACTTAAGTTTATACCCTAAGCCACTGTATTTGTCTACAGGTCCACCTTTTTTAAAATTCATTGATGCTCCTAATCCCAATCCTTGTTGACCTATAGTTGCGTTTAAATTTACAGGAACACCGTTGATCATGACAGTATTACCATAGCCAAGTTGAGGGTTTCCTGTGAAGACATTGTCAAATCTAAAATTTCCCATATTGGTTTGAATTTCAGGATTTTGACTAAAATTATATAAGTCTATTAGACTTGGTAGTCCCACATTATCTGCTCTAAACCCTGACATGTCCATATTATCAAATGAGGAGACAGGTTTCTGTATTGGTTCTAAATCTTCTCTGGTAATTTTTTGATTATCAAAAGTTGGTGGTACAAATGCAGGGCTCGTAGCTATACCACTGTTCATTGAGCCAAAAAAATCTTTTACATTTGATTTTGGTATAGCAAAGTTAGTTCCAACTTGTGGTGTCTTATTAGACCTTGTTCTTGTTAAATAATCATAAACATCTCGTAGACCACCTGCTAATCTTGCTGCATTACTTACAAAAGGTATGCCCACAGCCTTCATTGTTTTACCGACACCATAACCTATGTCACTCATCACCTGACCAAAAGTAGGACCGTAAAGTCTTGCTAATTCGTTGCTTCTGTCTGCAACTGATTCTGTAGGATTACCTCTAGAGTCTACATTCGATAAGAATATAGGCTCTCCTGTGTTTGCATTTAACACAGTATTACCCTTTGAGTCTTTTAAAACTCTTTCTTTATTAATTAATGATTTTTTAAATTTATTTAGTTCTCTATCTTGTACGAATCTGTTAAACAACCTAGACTCAGGCACTCCAGCATCTGTCCTACCATCAAAAAATTTATCTCTAACAGCTTGTAGTTGTTTCTTTTCTTCTTGTTCTAACGCTTTAGGTGACGGTCTCATTATGCTACCACCTGTGGTCTTTTAAATTTTTTGGACTCATAGAGGTCCACGATACCTCCATCTGCTGCATTGAATAAAGGTAGGCCAACAGATTCTAATCCAGCGATTGTTTGTGGATTGGTTTGTGCAGTGCCTTGCCCTCCTATAGATGCAAGATCAACTTGAGGTATTTGAATGGGTTCAATAAAAGGAACCTCTCCTTGACCTCTACTTATATTATCTTCTGCCTTAGGAGGATTATTAATAATTTCAACATCATTGAGCATTTGTTCTTCAAAATCGTCTCCTTGATAATCATCAGGCATGTTATCTAAAGTTTGTGTAGATAGTTCAATGAATTTTTGTAATTCATTTACCTCTCTTTTATGTTGTTCATAAGCCTCAGTTCCCTCTTCATATTGTTCTTTCAGTACATCAGTGGTATAAAATTGGAGCAAACGAACAAAGTTAGAGTACCTAGTTTTGTAACTAGTCTTATTATCCATTGCTTTATAAAAAGCTCTAGCTTTTTTAGGATCTCCTAAAATATTAGCCATACTTCTTAATCTTAAAAATAATGCTGGTGCACCTATGCCACCCTTTAATCCTGTAAATCCTCCAAATAAAATACCTAAAAGTCCTGAAGTTAAATTAACTGCACCAATAGATAGCTTTTTATTCAAAAGTCCTGCCGCACTAGGAACAAAAGTTTTTCCTCTTGCAACTAAAACATCTAAAAGTTTTTCTAATTGTTTTCCTGATATAAATTCTTTTGGGTTTCTAGCGTGTAATAAATCAAACGCAGTCATAACACCTTTTTTCATTTGATCTTGTTTTCCAAAAATTCCGTTTTTAAACACAACAGGATCAAAATTTAAAAAGTTTTTAGTGGCAGAAAAAGTAGAGGTATTTTCTCCTACTTGGTTCAACGCCTTCACGGATGCATTCATACTGTCATCCATTAGCTTAAATACAAAACTACCGAAAACATTAGGATCACTTCCTGTTAATTTAAAAAGTTGTTTTACAGCAGTGGGAGAATTTAATTTTGTCATTAAAGGTTTAAAAATTTGATCATAATACTGAGTTCCCTCTCTTGATAAAGGAGTCTGATATAATTGATTAACACTGAAGGTCTGAGTTATTGTTTTTTCTCCTTGTCCTGGAAGTTTTATAGTTTTCTTAACCGTATATCCCTCATCTCCAAATCCGACTAACTTAGCAAAATCATTGGTATCAGTTCCCTGTCTATACTGTTGAGTCATTTTAGAAAACACACCCTTATCAAAAAAATCTTTACCCATAGGTAAAGCTTGATCTCTATCCACTCCAAATCTAAAAACATCATCTGCAAATTTTTTAGATTCTCTAAGTAATGTTAACTTTGCAGGGTCTATCATTCTTGGAAAAACAGAAGAGACAACTTGACCTGCCTGATTTACGGTAAAAGCTCCTCCCTCTGTAGCTGTTAAATAACCTAAATCATCAAAAAAATCTGTTTTAAGATTGTCTATTAATGTTCTAGTTACATTGTCTTCATAAGGCAGAGAGTTATATATGTCGCTTAACTCGTCTTGATAAAACTTATAATCATCAATTGTTAATTTTTTTCCTTTTGTTCTTTCTAAAAATTTTTTACTAAATTTATAAAATGGAGTGTCTTTTAAAACTCCTGAGGCTTGATTGTCTGCCTTTGTTATAAACTCTTGAATGCTTGATCTAGATTTAACCATAGGAAAAATCGGAGATCCTTTACCAAACAGTTCATCTATTTGCCTATAAAAATTGTCATAGGCAGCACCTGTGACTGCTTTCCACTCAGCTCTGCCTTTTAACATAGACTCTAAAAATGTAGTGGTGGCATCTTTATTTGTTCTAGGAGCAAAGGCTTGAATTAATTTATCGACTTTATCTCTGACAATGGGCCCCTGTTCTTTTATAAAGTTTCCAACTTTATCTGCAACCAATGGTAATCTACCAAAAGACTTTAAAAAGTTTGTAGCAAAAGTGCCTCCCTCTGATGCAACATCAGCCAAGATTGGTTTAACTCCTGCATCATAAAAGTCCGCTAATTTGTCTCTAACTCCCTTTGTGGCTAAAACTAAGTTATTTTTACCTATGCCAAGTGTTTTAAATATACCTAAACCTATTAATTCATTAATGCTTTCTGTTTTTAAATTTTCAGGTAACTTAGAAACTATCTCCTCTATTGTTTCTTCATCTCCGTCTAAATAATCACTCAAAGTGTCATAAGCAAATCCTGCACTTCCTGCTAAACTTGCTGATGCTATAGCTCCTACCAAAAACCTTTGTTTAATTTGTTGTTTTACTTTCTTAGGAACAGGTAATTTATCAATCGTAGCTTTTTGAAAATTCCAAAGTCCATTAAAGACTGTTCTAAAAGCAGTTACACCTGATCCTGATTTTGGAATTTTATCAGGATTTTTTGCAAAATAATTTAACAATAAAGGACCAGCAAGTGAGCCTGAAATGGTAGCTACCTCTTTCGGAAAATAAGCCTCTAATCCAACCTCATCCACCAAACCTTGAATGTAAGTATCATATTCGTCTTGTTTATCGGTTGAAATTTGTTTTCTTACATCAAAACCATAAAAACTTTCTAATAAAAATGATTTCTCATTATCATTTGTAACTGTTTCATAATCCTCTTTAAAAGGAGAATCTCCTAAGTAAATTATTTTTTGACCTTCCTTATCTTGAATATCTAAGTAAACAGGAGTTGTAAAAGTGGGAAATTTTAAAGAAGGAATAACTCCCTCCATTAATCTCGTTCCCTGAAACCCAGAATCATCTGTGGGTATAAGATCCCCATATAGGTTGTCACTTACATCAATTGTTTCTAAGCCTTCATCTTTACTAGGTATAAACTCTGCGTATGGATTATTTTCCACCATGAGATTATTCCCCTGTTCCGTATTTTTCGTTAAATAATTCTAAAAATTTTGGTCCAATATCATCCATACTAGCTCCTTGAGAGATGGCAGTAATGGCATTTGTAAAGATAGGATCAGTCAATAGTTGAGGATATTTTTGTAAATCAGTTTTAGGTATTGCCTCTAATAAAGTTTTTTGTAAATTTTCTAAACTCAAGTCTTCTTTTGAAGGAAGCTTAATAGGATCTCTTGGTGTTAAACTTGCTCCATAAGCCTCATCAAATACTTGAGGCTGTGTGTACTTTAACTCAGGTAATCCTAAACTAGTCCTATATGTGTTCATTTTGTCAAAAATTGATTTATGAACAGCTATTAAACTTTTTCTAATACTAGAGGCTGAGCTAAGCACTCCATAATCAAGTCTTTCTTTGGATATTTTATCAATATCTGTTGATGTTGCTCTATACCTAGAAGCTCCTGCCTCTGTCTCAGCTATCAGCTTAGGAATTCTCATCATGTCCTCTAAAGTTTTTTGAAGTTCAGGATTGTTATAGACAAGTTGATCAGGTAAACCTGCTCCTATTAACTGAGTTAAAAGTTCATCCACGGTATTAGATACATTAGCGTATCCTCTCAAAGCAGAACTTAAAATACCAACTGTCTCAGGCTGTGTGTATGTTCTCAAAACTAAGTCCTCTATTGCTTTAAGAGTCTCGTCACCTGTATTATATCTAAGACCTATTATTCTATTAGATCCATCAAATTTTGTTACATCTATTTTACCTGCACCTTTTTCAAAGGGATTTATCTTTAAATCTGAAAAATCTAAATCACTCATCATGTCAGGGTATTTATCATCAAAAGATTGCTCTCCCTCAGGATCACTTCCTGTATCTCTTTTAACAATCTCTTTTTCTCTTAGTCTTCTAGTGGCTTCCACTAATCCACCGTCTTTTGCTCCTGGCATAATTACTTCAGTATTAAGTTCAATCTCAGGTTGAGTGTCAATAAAAGGTGAAAATATTAATTCTGATGCTTTGCCCTTTTTAAATTGCATTAATCTATCAAATTCTGCTAGACCATCTGCTGTACTTACATCCACAATAGTGTTCACAGTTATTGTTTTTCCACCTTTGTCTATATAACTTCCTGTAATGGTAACTAAATTTTTTATATCAAATTGGTCAGGTTCAATAGTAGTCATTAAACCTGAGCTATTTTTTTGAACTATAGTTCCTATTGGAAGAGAATCAGTTACATTTGATCCGAAAGCCTTATTAATAACATCATTATTTTCACCAACGACTCCTACGGTTCCAATACCCTTATTTTTTTGATTTTCTAATGCCAAGTCAAAACTCTTACCTAAAATAAACTTTTTCATTTCTTTTTGTTCAGTCGCTTGATTTGAGTATTCGCTTAAAGCTAATTGTAAAGGTAATTGTCTTTCTTGTGATTTTATTTGCATTGCCATTGGTAAAGCAGTGCTTGTGGCTTGATTAAATCTATTTAGAGCTGATTCAACAACATTATCTCCTCTAGCAACATCTAAACCAAACTGAGTTACTCCACTAAGAAAAGGAAGTTTAAGTGCATCTTTTTGACCCTCAAATAAACCAAGATTACCTATTGTAGATTTTTTTTCTTCTAATATTTCAGCAAAAGTTTTGGGCTTTACCATATCTGTTAATTTAAAGAGAACTGACTCAGGTGAACCTGCCGCTAGCACATCTCCTGCTCCTGTTGTATAAGAAGCGACTCCTAAATCAGACATTTGAGGTTTAGTGTAGAGACCAAAATTAGCTATTTGTTCTTCTGAAAGAGGTCCTACCATTCCTGAATAAACACCCTCTTCTCCAGGTCCTGTAGCTAAATGAACGATACCACCACTTGCCATAGGCATTGGTCCTTGTTGCATCATTTGTTGTCCTTGTTGAGCTTGAGCAATACCCTGTTGTTCTCTCATTTCAAATACAGGTTGCACTAAAGCTAGAACAGATAAAGGTGTGTCAGTGGCATCTTTTTCTCCAACTGTCATTGCCAATTCTTGAACTCTACCATCTAAAGGGACATTGTCACCACGAACTTCGTTCATTAATTGTACATATTGCTCAGGAGAAACCTTAGCGATACCCTCTTTTGACGGATCACGGTCCACGGACATCGGTTCTTCTTGATCTAAGCCATCAGCGATGCCAACAGCATCAGATTTCATTTCACCACCCTCTGCTCTTCTAACAGCTATGCCTCCTGGTTGATTAGCTTGAAACATACCCATTTGATCTGTTGAAAGAGTTAAAGCTCCGTCTTTATCATAAAAAGGTCTCATGTCCATTTTTTGAGGCCCCATAAGCATTGGATTACTATTAGTTTCAGTTTCACCTATTAACATAGGAGTTGTTTCTTTTTGCCCAAAAATTAATTTTCCTCTAATACCCTTTATATAATCTTCTTGTTGTGATCTCCCCATATTCATAAAAGCATCTAAGTCAAAACCTGTTGACTGTATAACCATATTAAAGACATCGTTTAACAACTGAGGACTAGCCATTGCATCATCAATATTAATTTGAAAATCTTGGTCAGGAACATCAGGCTTAAAAGTTTTATTACTAATTACACCTAATCTATCTAATAAATTAAATTTAAAAGAATCTATGGGACCTTCCATAACACGAGTAGTAGAGGTTGTTTCTCCACCTGGGGGTGTTCCTGTCTGCCTTCTCACAATCTGTGGTCTAAACATTGGTCGTTGCATAACTTGATTCATCATTAGAATATTCCTCCACCCATGTTGCTGAGAGCATTATACTGACCTAACGCTCCAAGTCCTGCAATACCATAGCCTGCAATTTGAGCTAGAGGAGATGCTGAAGTAGAGGGTGCAGTAGAAGTTTGAATTGTTTGTTGTGATGTTGGTGCTCCCTGATAAATGTCAGATAAGAAACCTAATCTTTGATATGGCTCAAATAAGTTTGCAACTTGATTTGATCTCAAAGCGTCTAACTGAGCTTGACCTGGAGTGAATGTTCCTGTTGGACCTGTTGATCCAAATTGTTGTGTTAATCCACCTAAACCTAATAATGTGTTAATGTCTTGTCCTGTTGCTCCCTGACTAGCTTGTCCTAAAGCTCCTTGTTGAGTAGCAAATCTACCATACTCAGGAGCTAATGAACCTAGACCTGCGGCTGAGGTTTGTTGTCTTGCTCCAAATTGATTTTGTGCGTTGAGAAAAGCTTGAGCTTGAGCTTGAGCCAAAGCTGAGGCACGATTACGTTCTAATTCTGCTCTTTGAATACCTTCTCTGTCACCACCAAAAGCACCTGCATCAATTGCTTGAGCGGCCGCACCTTGCTCTGCAATATTGTAAGCACGATTAATTTCATCTTGTATGGACTGTTGATAGGGGTTCATAAAAGGTTGAAGCTGTTCCATAGTTGGAGCAGTTCCAATATCTGTATAGGCACTTGCTGCCTGACCTAATGTGCCTAAACCAGCGGCTTGTGATTGAAGAGCACTTGATAAAAATGGAGCAAAAGAACCAACTCCTGATTCTCCTACTTGAATCGCTCTTTGTTGTTGAGGAGAAAGTCCTGCTATTTGTTGTTGAGGTAGTCCTGTTCTAATGGGTCTTTGAATTACGTTTCCGTCTGCATCTTGCATTGGTAATCCTGTAATAGGATCAATAACATTTTCTAAAATAGGATTTCCATCTGCATCATATTGAAAACCACCAACAGGCATACTAGCTAAAGCTTTTGCACTGTCTAAAAGACCTAGTTTCCTAGCTTCTACTTCAGGTGCTTCTCTTACAATTTGTTCAGTTATACTCATTATGCCATTCCTATGCTCTGTTGGGATAAACTACCACCCTTTTCTAAACTTTTCATCATTTTATACATGTTTTTTGCTCCCACTTTTCTCGATCCACCACCAGCGTTTCTAACAGCTTTAGCAGTCATTACAAATTCACCATCACTCAACATCGCAGGTATATCATCAGAAGTTCCTGTTCCACGACCCACGATCTCTCCAATTCTTTTAGGATGTTCTTTTGTGTCTCCATCAGGATGTTTTATTTTTTGACCCTCATCTTGTGCAAATCCTGTTACTTCTCCACCTTCAGCAGCACCTAAAAAATATCCTTGAGGGTTATATCCTGTAATAGATCCTATTTGATAAGCAGCGGGGTCTACTGCGTATAAGTTTTCAGAAACTTGCTCTTCTTCTTCTTCAGGACCACGTAAGTAATTATAAGCTTGTTCCACAGCAGGTAATGTAGCTAAACCTGTCTGTAATGCAGGACCATACTGATAATAAAGAGAGGATTCAGGAGAGACACCTGAGGCGATTAATTTTTCCTTATCAAACCCTAAAGCTTCTAATTGTTTGAATTTAGGATTTTCAGTTCTTAATCTAGGATCAAATTGTTGTTTTAATCTATCCATGAAAGTAACATCAGAACCTCCACCACCATCTCCACCAACTTTACTCAAATCAATATTATCGGTTTGCACTTGTGGTATTTCTCTTCCTGTCACACCACTCATAAATTTTTGACCAATAGTTCCCTCTCCACCTCTTAAAGCTCCTTGAATACCTGTGGTGGCAACTTGAAGAGCTAAACTTTTTGCTATGTCAGCAGGTTTTTTTCCTGCTAATCCTTGAATACCTGCACCTAATGCTGCTTGACCAACTCGACTTGCTAAAAAAGATCCAAGTTTTCCTCCCACTAAGCTACCGATTCCTGGAGCTACAAAAGGTAAAACAAAGGGAGCGATAGGAGCTACAGCTTTAGCAACACCTGTTACAGTGTCTTTAACATTTTGAAAGAAATCTCCGATCAGCGATCCGAGACCCATTTCATAAATCTGAGCGTACTCCTTCTCTTGCATTTTATTCCTCTATAGTTGTAGCACCTGCAAATACTTGAGGAGCTGTAACATGTACATCTCTTCTTATATCTGCCTCGGTGGTTTCTGTGTTTGGGTCATCGATGTCTGCCTGACACTCCTCGTGTGAGTTATATTCTTGACCTGTTTTTAAATTTGTTACGGTTGTTTCTACTTTAGCACTGTAGACAGGTATTTTCTTCCCATCTAGCATATCGTACCGTAGAAGCTTTGGTTCATCTACAATTTTTGCCATAATATAGTTTTATAGGCGAAAAACTAGGAAATCAATAGGTTATTGTTGTTGTTTTATTTCTAAAACGGATACTTCAATCATGGCTCTACTAGCAGCATTAGCTTGAACTTTCATGGAATCGCCCTGTTGATATACCATGCTTGTGGATATTGTATTAGTATTACTAGCGGATACATCTATTTGAAAAACTTGTAAGTCAGCACTACCATTATTGTGGTCAACATTGACAGTCACTGCGTTAGAACCATCATAATTATGAGTGTTTATAGTTTTGACTATAAAAGTAGATACAGGAACAGGTGGAGTGGCCGCTACATTTGCTGTTGGCACTGTGAATACAGTTGTCAAATCTGTGGTTGTAACATTTGTAATAAATCTTTTAAATACATCAGCCATTTAAAAACCAAGTCCTCCTTGTTGTTTCTTCTTGTGTGTCTTGTGTATAAGAACTGTTTAACTGTTGAATTATGGCTTCCAAAACTCTTATTAGTTCTGCTTGTTGTTGAGCATCATACTCTTGTCTTGCGTCTGGAAATCTTGTTAAAGTTAATTTTGCCATTGTTCATTATCTCCAAGTATCCCATTTTTTACGTGTAGTTTTTCATTTTTTTCTTCATTAGATAATAATGAGTCTTTTAAAATAAAATATAAAACATTAGATGTTTCATTGTGAAGGGTCACATCATTTTCAAGTTTAAAATTTTGTTGCACCCATTGTTTAGGATGTTTGATTATCATAAAGACCAACCCAGGAGTTAAAGTAATTTGTGATTTAGGTTTCATTCTTATGTATTTATGATCTGCATAATGAGCGTGTATATTGTCATAGTTTGTTTTAATGTATGGTTGTTTTTTCCAATGTTGTAAAATATTAAAAGGATTCATTATCTTCTACCATCTGGTTGTATATCAAATCTTTGTGTTCCCAATCTCCAAGCTGTGCCTGTGGTGTTTGATACAACGTTTACTGTAAACTCTCTGCCTCTACCACGAAGACTTACAAAGTCTGTATTATCTTGAAAGGCTACTGTTTTAGTAACACTCGTACTATTATTTGGATAGTTTTTAAATTCTAATTTAGCGTTCAATGTACCTTCTTGATCTTCAATATCAGGAATAAGTTTTGAAACAAAAGCAAAATCATCACCTGTAGCTATTTGAACAACACCTGATTTAACAAAAGCATTAATAGCAGCACCATCACCATTATTACCTGTTTCGTGTAAAAACAATTGTGTGGCTCCATCAGTAAGTCCTGAAATTACTTCGTTATTGGCCGTGGTCGTTGGTAAGTAATCTGTCGCCACAGGATTATCATATACTTCTCTATCCAACCAAGTTGTGCGATCAAGAGTTCCTGTCCACCAAGTTCCCTCTGTATAGTTGTAAGCAACAATTGCATTTATTACATTAGATCCTGTTCTAGGATAAAACCACATAATCTCATTAAATTCACCATTGTGTCCAGCAAAAGCATTTTCTGCTCCTGTCACGTTAAGATTATTAAAAATAAATTGTTCCACGGTGCAAGGTAGTTTTTTTACTGATCCATCAAATAGAAAGAAAGAATCTTGAGACATCCAATAACTAATACCATTTATATCAACTCCTGCATGACTACCTACTATTCCACAGTTTTGTCCAAGCTGTCTTAAACCAAATGTAAAAGGTGGACCAATAAATTGCAAGGAGTGCAATGATGTATCTGTCCACACTAATATCTGACCTCTAGATCTCTCTGCTGCTACAATTCTTGATCCATCAGCAATGCGTAACGATCCTGCAGTATTTTCTGCTGTTGGTTGATATGTTTCAATATCTTCTTGATCTGAAAATCTTAACAACAAATCATCTTGAACATTCGTGCCACCAATTGTAGGTTGCGTTCCAAAAAATAATAAGTGTCTGTCAGGTGTAGATACTAAGCTTAATCTAGATCTAGTCGGTGCATTAGTTATAGCCGCCGCTCTTGTTGAGACTCCTGATGACGTATCCCATTTAAAAGCACCACCATTTAATACAGTGGCAATGAGGTCTTCTCCAAAATTATCTAAAGACCATTGTCTTGCTTCTAATGTTACGGTAGATGATGTTGATGGGCTACCCCAACCTCCAGCACCCCATGTGTCTGTACCCCATCCAAAAGCAGATGTTGATATTTCAGGTCCAATACTGATTTGATATTTAGCATTACCACTTCCACCACCACCTGATGTTGACCCAGATGCTGCAGAAGTTGCAGTCACAACATAAGTATTATTATCGGTTACTGATGTCACTTCAAACTCTTTATTCATATCTAGTCCGTCTATTGATGAAAATGAGTCAAAAGTTACAAAGTCACCTTGAACAGCTCCATGTGATGTATCTGTTACTGTAACCGAAGTTGTACCATTGGTGGTAAAAGGATTTGTTAATGCTTGAGTCTCTCTAATAGGAGTAATGTCATAAGCAAGTCCTTCAACCACTATGTATAATTTTCTATCTGTGCCCACAGCTAATAATCTTGTGCCATCTAATCCAACCCATGCGTGTGCATCCCTAGCCACACCCACTAAAGTTGTATTTATAAACTTTTCCCAACCTTTAATTTTCTGTGCAGAACCTTGAAAAAAACGCACCATATCACCATCAGTCCATTTACCCTGACCTGTATAGTCAGTGACTTCTTTATTAATACCTGGTGCAGGTCTAAAATTTATTAAGGGCATTTTAATAATATACTACAAATCATTACGAATTCCACCAATTATGTGTTTGGTTTTTGGGTTTCGTAAGATATCCTTTGGGGTACCCTCTTGCTCTAAGGCCCCATCATCCAAAATAGCTATACGATCAGCAATCTTAAGAGTTTCTTTTACATTATGAGATATAAATACAATTGTTTTCTTGTATTCTTTGTACAGATTCATAAGCATATTTAGTATCTCGCCCTGAGTAGATTCATCCACATACTGAGTACATTCATCTAACAGTAAGATATCAGGGTCTTTGATAAATGCTCTAATCAAACCAACTTTCTGCTCCATGCCTTTTTTTAAAACTATAGGATACTCATTTTTATATTCTAATAAATTAACTAAATCTAACAACTTAATGGCTTTAGAGGTTTTAGTCTCGTCAATACCATGCATTATATTCTCCAACACAGTTTTATTTTTAAATAAATTACACTGTCCGTTTAACGTAGCAGTGGTGCCATTTACAAATAGTTCACCATCAGTTGGTTCAATCGTTTTACTTAACAATTTCATTAAAGTGGTTTTACCTGACTCTTCTAAACCTATTATCACTTGAAAAGTTTTTGGCATTATGTGCAAGTTTATGTTGTTTAGAGCGAGGACATGATCATGCATTTGTCGTAATTGTTGTTTGCTCATTCCATTTTTAACTTTATAAAGGTAAGCATGAGGATCACTCCCATATATCTTATATAAATTTTTTATTTTTATATCAGACACAAATATTATTTTGGTAGTAATTTTAATTGCTCTACATTAAAAGACATGGAATATCTTGGCTCTTCATAGGTTTGAGGATCAACACCATGTCTAGTAAGACCATGAAATAAATAAAGAGAGTTTTCTTT